TGTACGGCTGATAGGGCTCTGCGGCAATCGAGTTGGCTCGACTGATCAGGCCCTGCGTATAGTCAGAGTACCATTTAGGAACATTTGAGGTTGTCTCACCATACGTCGTGACCGACGGAGGTGGAGACCCCTGGAACAGAAAGTCCAGAACTCCCATGTTAAGCTCCCTTCAAGTAAGCTAGCGGACTCTTAGCATTCGGGCTGATCTTACCGCTTGCAAGATTCTTGCCTTTGTGTTGACGCAGTTTAGAGCGCATCTGATCAAGCTTAGCGGCTCCTGCTTTAGAGGATCCGTTGCCAAGCATTGCTACCGTCTCTGCGTCCATCACGTATTCGCCGTCAGACAAGACAGCGTTCACGTCATCGGAGCGACCGTCTGCGCCACCGCCAATTCTCATGCTGTGCACCTGGCTGAGTCCACCCATTGCTTTCGCTTGGGCAGGAGGATTGCCGTATTGGTAGTAGGCAGTCTTGGGGTCACGAGGACGCTGAGGCATCTGAGGACGCCCCTGCTGCATACCTTGTGGGGGCATACCTTGGCCTTGAGCATTTTGAGGCATCATTGGGCGTTGTGGCATTGCACCGCCTTGCATCATGGGAGGACGTCCTTGAGCCATGCCCATAGGGCCGCCTTGACCTGCTGGATGCTGTTGGGCCATAGCTGCCATCATCTGAGCGCGACGGGGATCCTGCATGCCTTGAGCCATGCCACCTTGTGCAAAGTGTTTCATCTGAATCAAGCCGCCCATCTTAGCTGGAGTGGCTGGAGTCTGACCAGGAATTGGCACAGGTACAAACTTAGTATTTTGGAAGAACTGGTGCTCGCCAGGAGTTGATTGACCGACTTGACCATACTTAGTGATGTCGCCACCGTAGTTTGTCTTGTCACGCATGTACTCGTACAGGTCAAGCGACTTGCTGAAGTTCTTGTCTTGAGTTGAACCAGCTGGCGGAGGAGGGGTTCCTGTAGGAGCCTTTGTTCCGCCACCAAGCAAGGTAGTCGCTCCCACGGCAGTAGCTGCCGCTGTCCAAGGATTTGCCTTCGCCCAATCAACCACATCGCTGCCAACCGTCTTGGCTGCGTCAATAATTTTGCCATTGGTAATATTGTCCCAGACACTAGGAGTCCCCATATTTGTTGTGGGGTCATAAGTGATGGTCTGTGGAGTTGGCGTGATGCCACTTGAGCTAATGGTTACGTCAGGCGTTGGATTGCCGTAGACCTGGCCGTTTGCCCCAGTGAATGTTGTTGGAACGCCATTCTCCATGTATTGTGGCAAGCCAGCCATGTCTACAGTTAAGCCCTGGCCGCCTCCCATGCTCGCCAAGTTAGGAGCACTTGGAAGCTGGAGACCAGGACCGCCAGACATTCCCTTAGGTGTGATGCCATAGTCAACATCGCCATACAGGTTAGTGACAGGCGTATCAGGAGTGAAGCTGGGAACCTGTAAACCAAGATCTGGCTTCATGCCGCTTGTCAAGCTGTAATCGGGCGTGAACGAAGTGTCTAAGTTAGCCTTAAAAGTTGGCAGTTCAGGAGCAGTTGGAGCAGCTGGCGCCGTAGCCGGCATCTCAACCTGAGGAGTCACGGTCTGCAAAGGACTTGGAGTCGTTGCAGGAGGTGTTTCAACTGTTGCTTGAGTCTGCAAGGGTGAAGTTGGAACTTCAGGAGCAGCCGGAGTTGTTGCAGCTGTCTCGCTGCCAAAAGGTGGCAATTCAGTTGAAGTAATGTTTGGAGTTGTAACAGGAGAAGTTGTAGCAGCGCTAGGCGTTCCAACTTCTACATTAGAGAAGTTGTTGTTGTTTGCAAGCAACTGGTCAAGAGGATCTGGGGTTGTAGGTTTTGGTGTTTCAGCGCCTGCTCCACCAAACAATTCTGCTCCAACGCCAGCCCCGACACCCGCCATCAAACCACCCTTGATAGCGTCTCCAAAGTCTTCTCCTTGAACGAGGCCTGCTGCCGTGTTTGCTGCGCCAGCTGCAATGCCCACGCCAACAGAAGCCGACGTGTCAAATAAAAGCGCGGCCTCAGGTCCTAGGAACGTGGCAGCTGCTACCGTTGCAATTGCAGAAAGGGGATCATCAAGAATAGGCTGGATGACATAATCATCGATTGCCTTGCCAACGTCTTTGACAACGTCAACAACACTTTCGACGACGCTACCAACGGCTTCAACTACGCCGCCAACAACGTCTTCAACGAAACTTGCTACTGCACCCATTATTGTGCTCCTTCACGTTTGTTTCCGAGTTGCAAAGCAACTTGATACTGTCCATCCTGGAGCATGGTGACGTTGTAGCCCATGCCGGGGTTAGGAGGTTGTTTTGCAACATTGCGGAAGATATTTATGAGGCTCTGGTCGCTGAACTGGGTGACCAGTGTGTCGAAGCCAGCTTTGTAAGCATCAACGACAAAAGCAAAACCAGAAGCGAGGAAATTGGGGGCGGTATCTGCGTTCAGTGCTCTGAACATGCCCTTGCGAGGATCTTTGGGAGAAGCATGCACAACGTAGACAGTGTTGCCGTAACGATAAAACTTGCTGTCAGGCATCTGCACCTCCTTTACAAAGGAGGCGTACACGAATTCCATCGGGTACTCAGATTTTGTGTTCTCGGCGGCTACTTTAAGCAGTTCGCCAAGGTCTAGCATTTGTTGTCGGCTGTCTACGAGCGGCATAATTAGATCCTCATGTTGAAAAGCGCAGCACTGAACACGTTGCCCATGCCAGCACTCAAGCTTAACACTGTCCCTTCAGGTGCTTCAATCGCCTCTGAGAGGAACACATGATCCTCCTCGCTACGATTCAAGATCCCAGGGACAGTTCCCTTTTCTAAATCATTGAACAGCAAGAGGGTCTCTAACAATCCGCTCGCTCCCATCGTATGGCCGATTCGCTGCTTGTACGATGTTGCTATAAAACCACTCAAGCACCTTTCCAGCGCTGCTTTTTCAGCATCGTTGTTAGATCTGGTACCAGTACCATGAGTTTTTACGATTTTAATTTGTTCTGAGGAAATTTGACAAAGTTTAAAAGCACCTTCGATAGCTCGTCTAAAACCTTGTCCATCTTCTCTTTGACCAATTGCATTTGTTGCCACTTCGGTTGCTGTCCAGGCGGACAAAAGTTCGGCTCTGGCAGGAAAATGGCCCTTTTTCAAGGCTTCTTCTGACTCAAATACGGCAAGCGCGGCGCCCTGGCCTATGTAGAACCCAAAGTTCTTAGAATCGAATGCACTGGGGACCACCTGGTGAGTCTCGGCCATGCTTTCGGTCAAGGTTGCTTTAGCTTCTCCAAAGAATTGGAGGGTCATGTTGTTTACTTGGTCCTCAACAGCTAGTACAATTACCCGATCAAAGCCATAAAACTTGATCAGGGTCTGCACGTCCATCAAAACCTTGAGGCTCGAAGTGCAAGCTGTAGCGTCAGTTGCGGTATGGTCAATCTCTCCGCACTGCGCGGCCACCCGACCAGCATAGATCTGAGTAAGTGACAGCGGAAGGACCTTATAGTTGTAGGTCCATTCATTTTCGCGGTTGAGTTTGGCTCCCTCGTTGGCAAAATTGCTGTTGCCAGAAGCCAGGATGAAGGCAGTCTTGCCTGTTTGGGTCTCTCGGAGTCGCTTGAGCAGCACAGGATCCAAGACCTTTTCAGCTACCTGATGAGCTGGATTGATTAGACCTGTCTTGACCCTGTTGTAGGTCTCAGGAAACAGGTGAACCCGTTGGGGATAGGTATGGTTCTCAAAGAGAGTCGTGTCCTCAGTGCACGCAGTGCGGCTTTCGGTGAGGAAGATTCTCATACAAACCACTCCTTGGCCTGAGCCAGATCAGCAGGTTGTCTGCGTCCCCATTCTTTCAGGAAGTTCAAAAGGTCTTGCGGGGTCTCACCCAGCATTTCCTTGCTTTTTTCGTCTTCTACGTCATAGATCTCGCAAAGATAGACGGTGCACATGAGCATGTCAAGGCTGTCTAGTCCAGTCTCCTTGAGGATCATGTCCATAGAGTCGATCCTTCTAAGCTCGCTATTAAACGGCCTTGCTTTTTTAGCTACTTCATTCAGCAGCTCAATAAATTCTTGATCGGTCATTAGTCCACCATTTGTACAAAGCGTTGCGCCCAGGTACGCCAGTCAGCAAAAGAAAATGGATCAGGAATATTTTTTTGGCTAAGCCCTGAAATTACGCAGAACTGTAGAGCCCACTCCTGCCACTTGTCTTCATTGTCCAGCCTTGAAAGTGCGCCATAGTTTGAGAGGTCGAGTACGACACAATCCGCCCAATCGCGCAATCCTATTATAACAGGTTGCGTGATCACGTGGAACCCCCTGCGATGCCGCCGAGCATATCTCCATCGGCTTCACCAATATGGGCGATGATTTGCCCCATTTGATAGTCACCGTTGATGGTATTAGAGGTGAACTTGAACCGCAGTTCGCGGCGAGCTTCCTTGAAATAGACAAGCTGCTCGTAAGGGGTGCTGGGTTGAGCAAATATCGTCTTGATGGGTCCAAGGACCTCAAGGGCCTTGGCGTTTGCCCGGCCTGTCATCTGAACAGACATGTTTTCAGACTGCACAAAATCAGGTTCAAGGGCCTCGACCCTGATCCACCTGTTCTTGGATCCTCCCTGGGGGACCAACATGCTCATGTCAGCTGTCTCAAAGTACGAAGGAACAGCCGTGATGAACTGGCCGTCAATCTCGTTCACGTCATGCTCATGCTGCCAGACCTTGTAACCTTCTTGAGGAACCACAATCCGTTGGTCGCCGTTTTGGGTGATCCTAAGGCCTCCGTTCTCTGTGACGCGGTTATTTGGTACAAAAGACGATGTTTCAAGGCCGCACAGAAGTGGTGCAGCGTACAAAGGAGACCATTCCCCAGCGGTCCGTCCACCATTAGGCAACTCGGTGTCATACCAAGTGTTCTCGCGGACGTTGTAAATGATAGCATGGGTGCATTCAGTTGCAGTACCACGTGGATAGCACCACCAGATTTCACCGTAACGGGGAACCTTGAAAGCCCAAACGCGTTGGGCGGCTTCTCTGTTTAGGCCGTCATAAAAGTAGTTGATGTTCAGGTTGTTGGGGATCTCGCGAACCACGCCGTTGAACATCAGCATGCGGTCGGTTCCAAGCCAGAAGTATTGGCCGTCGTACTCAATCACAGAGGCTGCGGACAAGATGCTCGAATATGGGCTGATCGTGTCAAACTGGAAAACTTCCTGGCCGCCGACAAAGGATCCACGGATCACGGCATCTGCGCTCCAGAAGATGCCTGAGGGCGCGTTTCCTGGGCCACCCCTTAGGGCAATGCCTCGAACTATCTTTTGACCTGCTACGCGCGCACTCCCTGAGCCCAGACCAGTCAAATCGGTGGGGGATCCAGCTACTGACCATCCGATGACACCATCGTTGCCAAAGTACATCAGGTAGGGATGCAAGGCAACCACGCCGCCAGTCACGCTCACGCCGGCTGGGAAAGTTGTGACTTCTGTCAGGGCGTCTGTCCCGGTCATGGATCCAATGAATAACTGGCCACCATCCGTATTGCAAAGGCAGTCAGCATTCGGAGCCACTTGGGCGACAATCATATTGGCAGCAGGAATCGATTGGCTGTCATAGATGACGTCAAACTGCCAGAGGTTTCCGTCGTTGACCTGATAGGTCGTCGGAGTCCTGTCAGTCATCAGGCTTGAGTTGCCACTGGCGTCTAGAGTAAAGCGCTGCACAAAGTCTGCGCTGCCTGAATGGAAGTAAGTCTGCCCGTTTTGGGTGAATGTCTTGACCCCACGGCTGACTTCTGTCAGGTAACGATTGACTACCGTGTAGCCTCCAACCTTTCTAGGAAGGCCACGCTGCCAACGGACCCACTGGCCGTCAACATAATAGTCGCCCTCGTACCTAGTGCCATCACGCTTGATGCCAGGCAGCGACTTAAGGACGATTGGACTTGTTGCCATCAGTAAGTTCCGCCTTGGATTGGATCCAAACCAATTGCTGCCTGGGCTGCTGCCTGGGAAGCTGCTGTGAAGATTGAGATACCAGTAGCTGTACCGCCCAGGTTGATCAAAGCATTGCCAGCAGTTGTGGCTCCAGTACCGCCGTCAGAGACGCTGATAGGGACCGCCACGCCGCCTGTATCAGCAGCAACCACGTTGGTGCCGTCTGAATACAAGATGGCCCGTGAGCCTTGGTTGACCGTATAGCCTGAAGCAATCGATGTCTTGACAGTCAGGGTATAGGGGCCAGTCGTGTTATTGGCCACCCAGTATTGCTGTACGGTCTGAGGCACGATAATCGTACGGTTGCCGGTCAAGACGCCGGTGAAGTTGTAGGCGATGCGGTTCAGTTCGCTGCCTGATAATGTGTAGGTGCCTGTTCCAGCCACGCTGATTGACGTGTAGTCAAACGCAAAGACGGGCGATTGGCCGTAGCCAAGGGTATAGAAGTTGTTGCCGTCCGTGAAGATGATCGCAGAGTCCCCTGGCTGAAAAGTCAGCGTGGACGAACCATTGATGGTTTGCGATCCCGGTGGATCAATAACCAAGGCTCCAGTACCTTCGTTGCGAAGCTGAAGGAACCAGTTGTTTCCAAGGGTACCTGCAGTTGACATGGTAAGGGTACCAGCCCCTCCATTCCAAATGTATGTCCTGGCTCTGCTGTCAATACCTGCTGAGAAGTTGGTTCCAAAGAACGTGACAGGCATTGCAAGCGACAAAAGCGTACCAATGGCCACTAAGCCAGTTCCGGCAAGTGAAGCTGCATTGGCTGCAGACACTTGGGCACCGTACAAGAAAGCTTGCCAGGTTCCACCTTCTGTCGTATTGTCTGTCAAATACAGTTGCCATACCGAACCGCTTACAGGAGCTGCAACTTGAACGCCCGCAGCATTCCTAATGATAAAAGTCTGGGACCCTACATTATTGAAAAGGATTGCTTGACCAGTAGAGGCCTCTAAGGCGCTTGGCAAGGTCAATGACCAAGGACCTGCAGTTGCCGTGACATCCATGATGCCAGCAATCAAGTTGCTCGAAGGAGCTGTTTCAAGAGCCCAGTCGTAAGTTGTGTTGGCAGTCAAAGAGACTTCGGCGTAGCTGATCTCTGATGGAGATATATTGCTGCCGCCAAAGATATTGGTGAAGGTGGTCATATTAGGCCTCGTTTCTCACGGCACCACGGTCCAAGATCTTGCTCATGTCTTCGCCTTGCAGCGCTTGCGCAGCTGATTGGTACATGGCCTGCCAGACTGGGATTCGTTCGTCGTTTTTCAGGAATGGAGTGGCTTCCAACAAGGTTGCGTACAGCAACAGGTTTGGAGCATATTGAGTCAGCCAGTTGGTCTGTGTGTTTTCATCCAACAAGACAGGCAATTCGTAATACAGGATCTCAACAGGATAATCAAAATCAGGTGTTGGCGCAACAATCCAATTAGTGTAGTTGTAGTCTGCATAAAACACAGGCTCATCAACCAGCGTGTCATTGGGCCAATAGCTTCTGACATACTCGTAGGCCCTTGAAAACAGCTGGACGCGAGTATTGTTGTTTGTGCTTGTCCCAATGTTCATTGAGATGGTCTCGCGCCAGCGGTCTGGCTTGGGCAGCACGGCAACGCCTGATTGCAGATTTGTCACCACAACAGTTTGAAAGCCTTGGATTTTCAGGTCGCGGCTGATGCGGCGCTCTGCAAAATTGATCAGGCTTGGAATTTGGGCATAGACCAATGGATCAGTGACCGCGGATGATCCACGTTCAAGATAGCTGCGAACGTCGTTTTGAAGCGACGAAAAGGTCATTGCCTGTGGCATTAGATGTTCCTCTCAAAGTGCGGGCAATCTACCAGGCTCTTAAAGTTTCCACCCCAACGATTCTTGGGGTACAGGCTTTCCCAGTAGGCACCCAATGGGGCCAGTGTTGCCTTGTCCCAGATGATCTTGCCATCTTTGAAGAAGTTCAGGTCGATTGCGCAGCGCTTCAGGTGGATAGAATCCATGGTCTTGCTGCGACCAGTCTTGACGTAGATGGCTTGTTGTTCAGGGGTGCGCTGTAATTCGCCGCCAGTCACCATAAAGCCTTGCTCAGTGGCGAATTGGATCAGCTTGCAAGCATCCAACAAAAATGCTGCTTGTTCTTGACT